AGGTTATCGCAGGATCACTTCCAACTCCACAACCTGGATTCGAACCAGGGACCAAGTGATTAACAGTCACCGACTCTACCGCTGAGCTATTGTGGAATGTTCCTCTGTCTAGGAATCGAACCTAGTTTCCATGTGTGTTGTCCACCCGTCCTTACCAATAGACTACCAGAGGTTGTGGTTTCCAATAGCCGTTCTTATCTCCCACAAGGAAGATGTAGGTATCGAACCTACAAAGGACAGTCCCTAACAGAACTACTGGGAATTCCACCCAGAACCACATTTTAAGAACCCAAAGGTTCAGAGCGGGTAACCGGAATCGAACCGGTGACTCCAACTTGGAAGGATGGCATTTTACCCCTAAACTATACCCGCAAAGTAAGAGTTCCTGCGTGAACTCTCCTATGACAATTAGAACATAAACAAACACATTTGTCAAGTTCTTCTTGTATTTTTTGCAAAGAATAATTACTTTGCATCATTTGAGAGATTCCTTTATCTTTTTGAGATTCATCTAAATGGTGGAAATCAATAACAATAGGGTCACTCTCACCACATACAATACAAGGAGTCATTTTATCTAGAACAAAACTTTTATTTCGTTCTCTACGCAACTTAGATTGTTCTGACAATCTTTGTTTTGTTTCTGGTCTTTGATAATATTCGTTACGATATCTCTTTTCCCAGTTTTTATAGTCCTCTTTGTTTTTATATGGCATAATCTTAAGGTATGATATATTTATTTATTACATCATACCTTTTGATATAAGACAATCATAAACTATTTTAGTTTGATTGTCAAGTGTCGCTGAAAGGACTTGAACCTTCACAGATTACTCTACTGGAACCTAAACCCAGCGCGTCTACCAATTCCGCCACAACGACTTGGTGGTAGGAGGGATCTCTATGTGCAGACAGAATCACCTTTTCCTTCATCTAGACACAGAATACTATGACCAGAGAGAGGGGTTGCACTTCCTACGTTTGATGGAGTAAGTGTGATATACCTCATAAGGATATAACAGTGACTTACCCTCTATCAATGTATATAGTAACAAATTCCAAAGAATTTGTCAAGCGTCCTTTGAGAGATTCGAACTCCCGACACATAGGTTCGTAGCCTACTGCTCTACTCCACTGAGCTAAAAGGACAAGTTCTGAGGGTAGGATTCGAACCCACGAATGGCGGGACCAAAACCCGCTGCCTTACCACTTGGCGACCTCAGAAGCCCTCAGTCGGATTTGAACCAACGACCTACTCATTACTAGTGAGTTGCTCTACCACTGAGCTATAAGGGCGGGGTGTCGTATGAGAATTGAACTCATCTAGGTAGTTCCACAAACTACTGCCTTAACCACTAGGCTAACGACACACGGAAGTGGTTGGATTCGAACCAACGGAAGGATTAACTCCTTCGGCGGTTTAGCAAACCGCTGCTTTAGACCTCTCAGCCACACTTCCAATGGAAACAACTGGACTCGAACCAGTGGTCTTTCGATTATCAGTCGAATGCTTTACCAACTAAGCTATGTTTCCATAGTATTCCTAACGGGATTCGAACCCGTGCTGCCACCTTGAAAGGGTGGTGACCTAACCGCTAGTCGATAGGAACTTGATGAGGAAGAAGCAAATGCACCTCTAAGTTGATTTAAAATCAACGGCTTCCACTTCCTCCCCGCTTCCAGTTTCTCGCTACGTCATTCCTTACCTAACTGGCAACATTCAGGATGACGTACTACAACCGCCAAGGAGGGACACTCCATCGGCAGCGTAGCAACGACTCTAACGGGATTTGAACCCGTGATACTACCGTGACAGGGTAGCGTGATAACCGCTTCACTATAGAGTCAAGGTGGGACATCTCGGATTCGAACCGAGGACTAATCGGTTAAAAGCCGAATACTCTACCGCTGAGTTAATGTCCCGATAATATGGTAAATATTGAGTTGTCGATGTGCTGGTGGTCTCTCAACCACCCTTTAAGAATACCACCTTTTGGACTCTGGGGGGAGATTGGTGGTCGCTTAGGGAAGTGTCACAAGCAATAAAAAAAGGGAGGAAACTTTTAGTTTCTCTCCCCTGTATTTTTGCTTTTATGGATTACATCTTACATATGTCTTTCCATATCCGCAAACAGGGGAGAACCCTCAATATGCCAATAGCGGCAATCAAGAATACTAAACTGTTTGATGGTGATTTGGAAAGACATTGTTTTCGACCTAAGTGTGTTTATTTATGAGACTTTTATTTAAAAAAGTCAACGGGCTAGGTAGGATTCGAACCTACGACTCACGCTTTAGAAGAGCGTTACTCTATTCCACTGAGTTACTAGCCCAAGAGTCCTCCCTGTTTGTGCATCGTTGATAGGCATGGGAGGGGTGAGATTTACATGAAGTTTGGACCTTCAAAACTCATGAGACAATCATACCAGTTCAGGATTTGATTGTCAAGTGGGTGACGTGTGGTTGTGAATCTAAATCAATCCTCTTTGATAAGTGCCCCACTGGATCTTATCTCAAGTCTTGAACCACGGCATAATCTATTTTATATCCTCTTCCTTACAACTGTCAACCCATGGAGCACAGAGTCTCATTTCTCCTCCAAGTTTCTTACACTCTTCAGTATAACACTTAGAAGTATCTAGAGCTTTCTCCATCAACCGTGGCAAAGGTATTCTAGATGGTTCAGAGTCCCCTGTCAAGCGTTCATACTCTGCAATTGCTCTGTCCACATCTCTATGGACTCTCCTCTCCACGACGCCTGGATCCTGGAGCAGCACATCGTTGATTATGGTGCCTGGGAACAGAACCCTCTGAACCTCGTCTAGGAGGTCCCAGAGGCGCTCCTGGGGCGCTCCTGTGCATTGGGAGAGGGTTGCTACAATACCACTGAGTATGACGCTTATAAGGATTATCTGCTTCCTATCTGGTTTCTTCTTTCCGAAGTTAAAATTGAACATAAAAAAAGAGGAGTAGCAACCGCTCCCCTCTATTTATTATTCAGTTTTATATTCTATTGTATCAAACTTCTACCTTGATCAGTTTAGAAGCATACTCATGGGCATACGAAGTGCGGGCACCATGATGCCCCCAACCAATCCAACTATACGCATAGTCCATGTAACGATTGATAGACTTACCAGGAGTTTTCATCCTGTCTTCAATTCGTTTCCATTGAACTTCAGTCATTAGATAACGAAGTTGCGTTGGAAGTGCTGATGGAGAACCACCATACCTCTTAGCAAAATCACCCAATCCATAATAACGATCGGCAGATGTCCATTGAATCAGTCCGTAACCACGTCCGCAGTTACTCCAACTGGTTCTACTACCACCTTCACAAATGTTAGGAATAAAAGTTGATTCCTGACGAATGTTACCCATGATGGTAGCAAGGGCGTTCCTGTCTTTAATACCACGATCCTGGAAAAATGCCAGGGTAGCATTCTCATGGTCATTACACCCTTTACAAATTAGCCTTTTCTCTTTTGGCTTTGGTGATGCAACCTCTCGGATTGCTGTCTTCTTTTCATCCACAAGATCAAACTCTTTGACAATAGCAAATGGTTTGGTTGTTGGTTCCACTGGTGGTGGAGGTCCTTGCATCTTGTAGTTGACGAATGGCAGTGATGCCGTACTGGTTGTAACCGTTGCCAGAAGGGGCAGGGCTACAGTAAAGAAATTTTGCACTAAATTAAATTGAACTCTACATCCGTATAGAGAAAGGGGTAGACCTTTTTCTCAAAAGGCAATCTCCACGGCTCTAAATGTCACTCAAAGTCTCATAATAAAAAAGATCCACATTGTTGTGAATCTTAACATTATAAGTTTTTATTTATTATTTGTCAATCCTCTGGTTCTAAGGAAACAATTTCTAGTTCATCATCTTCAGGATCAATCCACTCGTAAAACTCAGCAAGAATTGCGCGGGCATCCTCTTTAGAGATACTTTTATCTGCTGCGCGGTCGAGAGACCATGTTCTCACATGAGCAACAATGTCTTCAGTCGTTGCGGTCATAATAATCTTTTCGGAAGTACCTGTTGAGGATGTTGCTATTGTAGTACCTCGGGGTTCCGTTGTCAAGTCCTTCTGTGAGGACGTTGTTAAAGAAGAGTTGTCTGGTTTCTTCGAAGTTTGTTTTGCCCTTTGTTTTATGTAATGATAAAATAGTGCGCGTAAAATTCTCCCTACCATATTTGTCTACATCCTCTTTGAGTTCTGGACATGATCCGTAGTATTTTTTCCAATCTGACTCTGATTTAACTTTTCTAGATTTGCCCTTTGGTGTGCGGAAACTCCAGAAATATTTTCTACCAATATAACTGCGACCAGTTTTATCGCAATGTATATGATATACAAAACCAAAATAATCTTGAATATCACTTGAACCAAATACTTTTCCATTGTATGTCCAAGGGTTTTCATAGTCAATATCTGTACTCATCAATTATATCAAGGACTTCGTTGAGATATTTATGAGCAAGCCCTTTCATGCCCATATCATGTCGGATATGATCTTTATAAAGTTTGTCTTTTAATTTTAATACACGAACCTTGAGTTCTTCTTTCGTAATTTGATTTTTAGCCATTAAAAAAGGGAGATTGCTCTCCCTTATCTATAAAGTTTTTTTATATTGTTACAGATTAATAATACTATCTCTCCACTCTTCACTCATATTCACCATAATTGCTTCTGCTGCTTCTGGTGTTTCAGCATATCCTTCATCAAGAAGGTGTGAAAGAATGATGTCGTAGAGGTCTACTTGTTCTTTTCTAATCTTTTTAAACTTACCCGTATCCACTATGTAAGAATAATTATTATTATTACTATTTCTTTCAGTTTTACTCATCCTATGTCCCCCACCATTTAATCTTTTTCTATATTTTCTTTTCCAATCTTTACCATAAAAACTTGAACTATGACTTTGCTGCCTTAACGGTGTATTTTCGTCCTCAATCTTCTCATTCATAACAACATCCAAATATGCTTCTTGGAGGTTGCGAAGTTCTTGTGCGTCCATTTTACAAATACTTTTTAGTTATTTATAAGTTCCTTGATGCTCCAACCATTTTTTCTTGGTCCAGTCCTATTATACAAAATAGCAGCACTCATAGTCGCATATGAAATATTTTTTAACTTACAAAACTTTTTCAGTTCTCCATAAACTTCAAACTTTTCACCATCAGGAGAAGTTAAAATAAATTTTTTCGCGGTATTATTCTTTCTACCATTCTCATAAGTTTCTTTTAAAGATTTGCTCATCTTACTTAAAGTTTCCTGACTATGATGATTTCCATAGTTTGGATTATTTTTCCCTGAGACTTTTTGACTTATCTTCTTTTTAGTTTCTTCCGTATGTTTTCTTACTCCACCATAGTTTCCCCTCTCTTCTTTTGTTTTCATTCTTTTTTGGATTTGTTCTTCCCACTTATCTCCATATATTTCTTGATATGTTTTTCCTTTGTGCTTAGGCGGTCTGGAACTCTCACAAATATTTGTTAATATTCCATTTTCATCATATCTTATTCTTCCATATTTTTCAATTAATAGTTCCTCGTAATCATAAGCATCGTTCTCATTTTCAAAATATTTTACTATTTTTATTTCTGGTTCATATCCATCTTCTCTTATTTTTTGTATCTTGTTATATTTTCTCTTGTTTTCACTTTTTGCCCTTGATTTTTCAGACAAATGAAAATAGACCCGTTTGTCTTTCCCCTTTCCAACATAGAAAGGAAGATTAACTCTCGGGTCTATTAATTCATATACATAATACATTTTAGCAAACTGAACTCTACAACTATTTATATAATATTATAGTTCAGTTTGTTGAATAAGTCAAAGTTTAAATCCAGAAAACTCATCCTTTTTCATATCTTGTTTAATACCACCAATCAAATAACTTGTGATTTCCGTTTCCTGGGGTGCGATTTGGACTGATTTGGAGTTAATCCAGTGCTGAGTCCAAGGAAGAGGATTATTATTTGCCGAAATATCGTATTGTGGTTTTAGACCAATTGCCTTAAGTCTACGATTTGCAATCCATTCAACATATTGCTGAAGAAGTTTATCATTAAGTCCAATCATACTGCCATCTTTGAACAGATAGTCTGCCCAACGCTTTTCTTCATTTACAGCACGATCGAACATAGCATATGTCCACTCCTCCTCTTCTTTCATGATTTGCTTCATTTCTAGATCATCACCATCTCTCCACTTATTCAGAATATTCTGGGTGATTGCTAAGTGTTGATTTTCGTCTCTTGCGATAAGAGA